ATCCTGTTGAAGGTAGTACTCAAGTATTAGACGGCAAAGTTATCTTAGATGTTGTTGGTAAATCAGCATATCAGGAAGATGTGAGAGGTCTAGAACGTCGTTTTAATGCTATAAGCACGCAGACAAACAATGATATTACCTCAAAGATTGCTCAATATAAGCAGACGGTAGATGGACGATTTGCAGATATCACCTCACTGATTTCTGGAAAAGCTAATCAAACGGATTTCCAGCAAGTTCGAGAGACAAGCCGACTATATGAGAGGATTTTGGGAAATACAGAACAAGGCTTGCCTGATAAAATTTCAAGGCTTGTTATGTCTAACGAGATTTTTCAAACGGAAGTGGGCAAGTACGTTACAGATGATAACAACTTGATTGTAAATTCCATGACGATGGATAAGCATTCACTAGTAAATGCGAATAGAAGCGGAGTCAATGTATCAGTTGCCGATGGTGTTTTCACAGTTAAGGCACAAGGTCTTGCTGGCTATAATTGGTCAGGTTTCACTTTGCCGATTTATGTAAAGAAAATTTATCGTGGTGAAACGTACACTCTCGGATTTAAATACCGTATTAAGGAATATCCAGATTCTACTTTTGCTTTTAACGTCAAAAACCATGGCCTAAATAAAATCTTATTAAACGCTGATATTGGGAAAAACAGACCACCTTTAAACGAGTGGCAAGAATTTCAAAAGTCTTTCACAGTTCAAGAAGATTTTGCTTTTGGCGAAGATGTGAATTACCCGTTTTATATTTATTTAGCCAAAAACGGCTGGATTGAATTTAAAGAGCCTATATTGGTCCGTGGTTCTAATACTGGACCATACAAACCAAGTCAATTTGATGATGCTTACAAACTAACCGAAGCAACACGGACACAAGTAACACAACTTGCTGGATCGTACGCTATCAGAAATCTGAATAGCGCAGGGGATTTGATTTCAGGAATCAATCTTGGGGCCAATGGCCATAACCGATTTGACGGAAAATTAACTCATATCACTGGCGAGACCCTGATTGATAAAGCGGTTATTAAGTCAGCTATGGTTGATAAGCTGAAAACGGCCAATTTTGAAGCTGGTTCGGTTACCACAGTCGTTTTAGATACTGAAGCTGTTACTGCGGAAAAAATAAAAGTTGACCAGGCATTTTTCAATAAGCTAGTCGCAAATGAAGCTTACTTGAGTCAATTGTTTGCCAAGCAAGCCTTTATCAACCGAGTTCAGAGTGTTGCGATTGATGCAAGTCAAGTTCGGTCAGGTATTTTAAGCGGTGACCGAATCTACGGTGGAACGATTCGAGGGGCAAATATCTTTGGTGGAACATTAACAGGCCACACTAAAATCCAACTAGGTTCTTACGGTTCGTTTGATACAGTGAATGGCGGTTTACAGATTAACGTACCACGAGATTATAATTCCAAAGATGGATTGGGTGTCCAATTCATCGGCTCTTACGGACGTGGCGAGAATGTTCCTTATGGCCTTTTCATTTACAAGGACTCGGATTTCACTACCGGTGGTTACGCAAGCAGAAGTGATGATTTTCTATTAACAGTAGAGGGATACATCAAAGCGAATGGGATTGGCTGGTTTAAGACTGGAAAAGGATCTATCGGTGGATCAAGCACAGCAACTCTCGGATATTGGAATTCAAATGTAACTCTTGATTTTGGTGGTTCTGGGAATGATATTTACTATAGCTATAAAGGTAAAGCTTACAGTTTGTGGACGATAGTCGATAAGCATTTCTCAGATAGACGTCTGAAAGAAAATATTGTTGATTGTAAGCATAAGGCTCTTGATTATATCCAGCAATTCCAGTTCAAGGAATATGACTGGAAGAAGCAAGAGGATAGACCACGACAAGCACATACTAATATTGGTTTGATTGCCCAAGATGTTCAAGCGGTAGATCCTACACTTGTTTACGAAAACGGTGATACGTTGAATCTGGACAATCTCAGATTGACCAATATCGCACTCAAAGCTATTCAGGAGCTTGCTCTTGAGAATCAAAAATTAACACACAGATTGGAGAACTTAGAAAATGAATACAGAACAGCTTAATCGCGCACTTCGGATGACAATCAATGACTTATCCGATACATCAAACGGTACAATGATTGCAAATAATCTCTTGAGCATTCAGCTGGAAGAACAATTGGCAGAAAATCAAAAACTTCAAGCACGAGTGGATGAGCTGGAAGCTCTGCTTGATGAACAAACTAAACCAGCAGAAGGAGAATAGACATGGCAATCAATGGCTATAACTTATCAACAAAACCGTACTTAAGAATTTCTGGCTCAAACGTTGAGACCGTGGTAGAAATTCAACTATCAGAAGGAAATCGCTACAGCACTAACTCACGTTCATTTCCTGGAGACCGTACAAATGAACCAGAAGATGTCTTAATTCAAGCGGTGCTGGATGTTCTAAAAGCTGAGTTAGATCCAGGTAGTGCCATCGTTAAGGCACAGGCTCAGCTTGAACAGGCTAATCAGAAGATTGCGCAAAATGAGACTGAACAGAACAAGCTTGCAGCTCTCATTAAGCAGACCGAAGAGAATTCGAAGGTGAATCAGAAGGTCATTCATGTTCTTGTTTTGAACTCTGTCATGAGCAAGAATATTGGCTATGGAACGAC